CAATCACGCATCTGGAATCTGATATGGGTATCGTTATGACTCAAAGCAATCTTAAAACTGCAATCTTAAAAAATAAAAAATATATTGGTGTGTTCCGTGATAACGATCATTATTGTCCTGCCATCATTCCATTGGATCTGTTTGAGCGTGTACAGGAGCTGCTTGCCATTAATGTCAAAATCAGCCAGAAATATAACTATATATTTAGTGGTTTACTTCGCTGCGCTCACTGCGGTCATTCATTTTCTGGTGCTACACGAAAAATAAAGAAAAAGGCTGGTGGCTTTTACAAATATCCTCTCTACAAATGTCATGGCGCCTATCCAAGCAAGCGTTGCAGCAATCGCAAAGTTATATTCGAATCATGTATAGAAAGGTACCTGATTGCAAATATCAAGCCTCTCCTGCAGGAGCATATTGCAGAATATGAAATTACAAGTGCTAAAGTGAT